TCACAGATACGGCGTGGCCAGCCAGATGATCTTGTTGCGCAGCCGCTTGGCAAACGGCGCCTGCGTCAGGTCTTCCAACGCCACGCGTTTGGCTTGGCCGATCAGCCCGTCAACCCGGTCGCCGATCCAGCGGGCAACCGTGGGGTCGTAGATCTCGGTGTCCAGCTCGAAATTCAGCCGCAGGCTGCGCGGGTCGAGGTTGGACGAGCCCACATACGCCCAGGCGTCATCCACCGTCATCAGCTTGGAATGGTCGAACGCGCCATGCGCGCGCCACACCCGGCAACCCGTGCGCACCACCTGGTCCAGCTGCGCCGACATGGCGTAGTCCACCAGCCGCAGGTTGTTCTTGCCCGGGATGACGATGTCCACATGGATGCCGCGCCGCGCGGCGGTCGCCAGGGCCCCGATCAGCGTCTGGTCGGGCAGGAAGTAGGGCGACTGGATGCGCACATGGCGTTGCGCCACCGCCAGCGCGCCCAGCAGCATATTGTGCGAACTGCCCAGCGCCCGGTCGGGGCCGGACGGCACACAACGCATCGGCACGTTGCCTGAGGGCGGCAAGGCGTGCGGGTCGAACCAGGGCTTGGCGGGCAGGGATTCGTGCGTCGTGAAGTTCCAGTCGTGCGCAAACACCGACATCAGCTGCGTCACGATCGGCCCTTCCACGCGGAAGTGCGTGTCGCGGTTGGTGGCGTCGCCCGCCAGTGCGCTGACAAAGGCCGCGCGCACGTTCATTCCGCCGGTGAAGCCCACGCGTCCGTCGATCACCAGTACCTTGCGATGGCTGCGCAGATTCGCGTAGGGCATGCGAAGCACGCCCAGTGGGTTCGTCATGAAGCGCGCCACCGGCACCCCGCCGCGCGCCAGCATGCGCACGATGGGCGGACGCGAATACTTGGAGCCGATGGCGTCGATCAGCACCCGCACCTCGACGCCGCGCTCGCGGGCTTCGATCAGCGCCTGCGCCAGCTCGCGCCCGATCGCGTCGTTGTCGAAGATATAGCTTTGCATCGCCACGGCGTGACGCGCGTCGCGGATGGCCTGCAGCATGGCCGGGTAAGTTTCGTCGCCACCGGCAAGCGGCCGCACCGCGTTGCCGCCCAACAGCCGGAAACGGCTGACGCGGTCGCCCAGCACTTTCAGGGACGCAAACTGCGGCCCCGAAATGGGCGCCACGTCCACGGGCAAGGTCTCGACCTGCTCGGCATCCACCACCATCGCTTCGTCGCGCTGCTGCGACAGCCGCGTCTTGCGGATCCGGTTGATGCCCGCCACGAAATAGAACAGGGCGCCGAACAACGGCGAGAACAACGCCACCCCGACCCAGCCGATGGCCGCCCGCACGTCCTGCTTGGTCATCGCGGCATGCACCGCCGCGCCCGTGCCCGCCACGATGCTGATGGCAAAAACCAGATGGGGCCAGTAATCGATCAAAATTGCGTGTATGCGATCCATAGCGACGGCGTAAAAGACGGCCTCCAAGTGGGAACCATGCGGAAGGATAGCAAGCTGTGACAGTCAGGCAAGTGAAATTAGGGGCAGGGCGTTTGACGGGCCAAAAAAGTGTGCTATAGTTCGGCCTCTTCGTTGTTGAGCTTCTTTCTGAAGCGCGGCGGCAGAAAAAAAAGCGCTGCGAAAGTGGCGCGCGAAAAGTAACACCAAGCAGTACCAGAGGTGGCTGTAGCTCAGTTGGTAGAGTCCTGGATTGTGATTCCAGTTGTCGTGGGTTCGAGCCCCATCAGCCACCCCAAAGAATTCCTTAGAAATCAGCCGCCTAGAGCGGCTTTTTTCTTTTGTGCGATCCGAATAATTCTAATAAATCGTACCAGGAACAATGAAGGCTGCGCTTCAACTCATTACGGCAGATGTGACCGCAACATGGGCTCAAGGTCGCTACCCAGAGGACCTAGTCCGAACTTCGGACTGCCGCTAGTCCGAATCCTGGACACATCGCTAGTCCAAAGTTCGGACACACAAAACACAACCTTCCAAAAGACAATCAAAGGGCGCGGATTGTTGTGCATTCACGTGCACAAGAAAAGACCGCATTTCCCCAACATACATTGAAAATCTGCTTGACCGTTGCGATTCACACCTGCAGAATAGGGCCTGTGTTGATAAGTTCTATCAATGCGTCTAGAAAAAGCCCGCCAGCGAAAGCAGCGGGCTTTTTTGCGTTCCTACCGATCACATCGGCGCATTGCACGACCCCCTGGGCTCGTCACTAGACCTTGTCCATCCCGCCTCGCGTCGCCATTGGCAACACGGCTCTCTGATCGGGGACGCAAAGGCACAAACGCAATATGAACTCATACCGGAAGACAGGCCACTGAATGGCCTGCCGTCTGGAGACGGCTGCGCGCAGCATTCGCAGCTGTCTTTCCTTGGCGGACAGTTCTATGGAGGAATGTCTTGAAACTCTCGCAACGATCAAACGCGGGCGATACGAACAGCGGCAAGGATGCGCCAGCGCAAACCTACACCATCCCCGCTGCGCCGGTCGAAATCGACGGCTTCGGAAATTTGTCACTCGACCGAGCTCTACGGGCGCGGTCCTACCTGGAATCGATCACCCAGCAAGCGGAATAGGCGTTTCCAAGGAGTGGGCATGCGCCCATGAAAAGTGATCGGTATCGCAATCTGACTTACCTGGAACCATTCACATGAAAAATCTTGCCCTGCGTTATGTGCAGGACCTGTGCGCCGAGTTCAACGCAACGCCGGGTTTCACCGCCGTGGTGGAGTCCTCTCCCGCACGGGCCGTCGCGCTTGACGCGCCACAGGTCCTTCTGGTGCAACTTGGCGCGGAATCGATCGAAGGTGCGGCGCCGCCCAGGGTGACCCGGCAGCGGGAAATCCAGCTCATTGTCCATACCCGCGGCGACGACCATCTGGCGCTTGCCGAGCAGGTATTCGAACAAGCGCATCCCGTCGTCATGGCCTACGCCGATCCGAGCATCGTGATGGTCGCCGAGTTCGGGACTGACGATGCCAAGTACGCCAATGGCGATCTGCGCCGCCAGGTGGTGACGAAGCGGTATCGCATTACGTATCAGACGGATGAACACACGCTGGGCCGTCCGGCCTAAGAGAAATTTCCCATGACGTCGAAAGGCGCATAGGGAGTATCGGGAACACCTGCGGGCCGAGAGGCTCGCTTTTTTTTTACCGCGCCAAGTTGCGCACACGCTGTTAAGTCAGCATCAACTGCAACTCAATAGGTCCCGCAAGGGCCTGACCCTAGAGGAAAACAAATGGCTAAATCGACCCGGAAAACGCTTCTGCTGGCGAAAATTCAAACGGCGCCTGGCGCGGATCCGATTCCGACCGGCGCCGCCGATGCGATGCTGGTCCGTAACCTGACGCCGACGCCCCTGTCGGCGGAATTCGTCGATCGGGAACTGCTGCGCCCGTACATGGGAAACGCTGGCCAGATCGCTACGACGCAATACTCCCAACTTGAATTCGAAGTGGAGCTCGCTGGTGCGGGAGAGGCGGGCAAGTCGCCCGCATGGGGCGCATGCCTGCGTGCGTGCGGCTTCTCGGAAACGGTCGCCGAAGGCATTGATGTCCGATACGCGCCGGTCTCCCAGAACTTCGAGCAGATCGGCTTGCACTATTACCTGGATGGCCTGTTCCACAAGATTCTGGACGCTCGCGGCACCGTTTCCATCGACATGACGGCCAAGGGCATTCCCGTACTGAAGTTCCGCTTCATCGGCGCCTATCAGCCGATCAAGGATTCGGCGATGCCGGCCGACGTGAATTTCGACGCGTTCATGATCCCCAAGGCCGTCAATAAACAGAACGTGCCCAGCTGGTCGTTGGGCGCGTACACGGGTTGCCTGCAGACGCTGTCGATCGATATGGCGAACGAACTGGTCTGGCGCGCGCTGATCAACTGCGAAGGCGCCGAAATCACCAACCGCAAGCCGACCGGCAAGATCTCCCTGGAGCTGCCGCCGATCGCGCAGCTGAACTGGCCGGCGATGGTGTTGTCCGGCCAGGGCGCGCCTCTGACGATTACCCACGGCACCGAGGCGGGCAACGTCGTCCAGCTCAACGTCAAGGACGCTCAACTGACGAACCCGGCCTACTCGGACCTGGACGGCGTCGCCATGCTGGACCTGGACATGAACGTGAACCCCGGCCAAACCGGCAACGACGAGTTGGAAATCGTGGTGCGTTGAGCGTCAGCTTGCGGCAACCGTTCAATCTTTACCTGTGGCGCCCGGAATTTTCCGGGCGTTTTGCTTTCTGGAGATCCCAATAATGGCTTTCATCGCAGCCAAGCGCCCCGTTGCGGCAACCAAAATCGACCTGACCGCCAATGACCAACATGGCAATGCCATCAATATTGAGTTTGTGGCCCAGTACCGCCGGCACATGCCCGACGACCTAGCCGACCTGAAGGATGGTATGGCGAATTCGGTGCGCGTCCAACAAGGGCTGGAACTGGTCGAGCGACCCGATGGTTCGCCGGTTCCGCCGTATGCATACACGAGCGATATGGCGTTCATCAAGGACAAGCTTGTCGGCTGGCTGGGCGTGAAGGACGGCGGCGGCGACGCCATCCCTTATTCGGAGCAGGCGCTGGAGAATGTGTTGTCCGATTGGCCGGAGTTGATCGGGCCGTTGTTCAAAGGGTTCTTCAGTGCCCATGAGGGCGCCCGGCAAAAAAACTGATTGAGGCGGCGTGCTACTGGGCTGGCGGCGCGCAGGCTTCGAAAGACGATTTCGACCTCGACGAGCAAGTGGTCGAGGCCCTGCGCGCGGCGGGAGCGCCGCCAGAGATTACTGCGTCAGCGTCAAAGCCGGGCGATACGGATGGCGATCATTTCGAAGTGTGGCCGGAGAACTGGGATGCACTCTCGGTTTTTCTGGCCTTGGGCAATGTGTGGTCATGGGTAACGCCCGGTATGGGGGAGCCTGTACGCGTCGGGATTCCCGCGACAGAGATCAAAGCGACTTTTTGGTTCACAGGAATCAAGAAGCGCGAGCGGCAGCGGATTTTTCAAGACATACGAGCCATGGAGCGGGCCGCGCTCGATGTGTTTTCGGCGAGAGCCTAAGCGACGAGAGTGGAGTAAGGAATGGCTGACAAGAACCTGGGGGTTCAATCAACGGGCGATGCGTCCGAACGGGTGCGCGCCTACGGCATGGGCGGAGCCGCCGCCGCCAAATATGCGGCGGTATCGGCGGGGGCAATGGAGGTGGCGGGGGCGGCCGCGGGCAAGGCGGAGGCCGCGAGCCTGGCAGCCGCCAGCGCCAGCCAGGCGTTGGGCCAAGCGGCTGTAGAAGGCGCGGCAAGCATGCTGGCGGCCAATCGCGTGGCTGTTGAGCGCGCTGGCGCCCTCATGGGGCTGGCCGCGGCGGCCAGGGATGCCGCCGCGGCGGAGCGTGAACTTTCGGCCGCGGCTGGCGCGTCTCGGAGTCCTCCACCGCAGGATCGGGGCGCGGGTCAGACCCGCGCGGTTCAACCTGCGGGTCCGAGCACCGATCTGTTGCAGCGTGCGAGCCAGGTCAAGGATACGCTTGACCTGACGATCCCGGCGGCAAGGACGGTGGGCGCCATTTTTGGGAGTTGGGCATTGCCGCTGTCCGGGGCGGCGGCAGGCGTTGGGGCGCTTAGCGCCGCCTACATGGGCGGGGCGGAAGAATCGCGGGAGTATGCGCGCACGCTGATCAAGACGGGCGATGCGGCGGGCTTGAGCGCCGAGCAGATGCAGGACATGGCGCGCCGCATCAGTAGCGTGGCGGGAACGCAAAGCCAGGCTGCGCAGGCCATCAACCTGCTTGCGCTGAACACCGCGGTCAGCTCGGACGGCATGGAGCGTGCGGCCCGGACCGCGGTGGTCTGGAACCAAGCGACCGGAACGGCGATCGCCGAGACGGTAGGAGCCTTCGGAGAAATCGCGAATGCGCCGCTGGCGGCCACGGTGAAACTCAACGAAGGCATGAACTTCCTGACCGCCAGCACCTACGAACAGATCCGGTCGTTGGTGGAACAGGGCAGGGTTGCGCAAGCTGCCGACATTGCACAGCAGGCGTATGCCGACGCGCTGATGGACCGCGCGCCAAAGCTGGAGCAGCAGTTGGGGGGCCTTGAACGCGCATGGAAAAGCATCAAGTCCACGGCTATGGGGGCTTGGGACGCCATGGCCAATTTGGGGCGCGACCAGACTCTGGAAGAGAAGATCCACACTCACGCGGCGGTCGTTCAGAACCTGGAAAACAAGTACCAAGCTTCTCTGACGCGGAACCGAGCGTCTGGAAATCTTTCCGCCAAGCTTGCCATGGCTCAAGATCTGCAAGCCGACCTTGAGAAACAGTACTACGCAACGCTTGCGGTGAAGTCCGAAGGCGCGGCCCGTAAGCAAGAGACGGATCAAGTCACCGCGCGCAACACTTACCTGTCGGCGAATAGCCGGATGACGGATGGCCAACAACGCATCAACGCAATCCAAGCGGAGAATGCTGAATTCCGTAAGGCGGTAGGGGACCTGGAAGAGGGAACGAAAGAGTACCAGGAGGTATATGCGGCGCATGAAACAGCACTCGCCCGCATCAACGCGAGATTCGATAGTCAAAGGAATGCCCCGAAGGGAACGCCGCGGCTACCTCCTCTACCGTCGCGCTCGACCCCCGCCCCTGTCGAGGGATCTTCTGGCACGTCTAATACCAAGCTCGAACCGCCCAGCGCTTTGGACGAGGCGAACTTGGCCATGTCTGACTTTGCGAAAGCCCGCGGTTCGCAAGCTGAGTCGCAGCTGATCGGCATCGGACTGACCGCGAATCAGCGCGTGGCACAAACCTCCCGTGCTCAGGTAGTGGATCGCTTTCAGCAGATCCGCAGCAGCTTTACAGCACGGACCATGCGCGAAGGGGGAGGGCTTGAAGCCCTGAATTCGACGGCCTACGCCGAGGGGATGGCTGCGATCGGCCGGGGGGGCGAACAGCAACTTGCCGACGAGGATGCACAGACCCAAAGGCGAATTGGCATGCAACAGGACTGGACGGTGGGCGCCAAGCAGGCCTACGGCGAGTGGGCGGAAAGCACCGGCAACCTCATGGAGCAAACCAAGGGCGTGGTGTCCTCAGCTTTTACGGGCATGACCAATATGGTCACGCAGTTTGTGATGACCGGCAAAGCCAGCTTTAGCGATTTTGCTCGGAGCATTCTTGCTGATATGGCGCAGATCGCGGTCAAACAGGCCGTTCTGCGGGTAGTGACATCCGCCGTGGGGTTGTTCGCCAACGCCAAAGGCGGAGTCTATTCGTCCCGCAGCTTGTCCGCCTATTCCAACGGCGTCTATGACAGCCCGCAGTTCTTCGAATTCGCAAAGGGGGCAGGGGTTTTCGGCGAAGCCGGGGCCGAAGCCATCATGCCTTTGAAACGTGGTCCCGACGGCAGTCTGGGCGTCAGGGCCGACGTTCCCCAATGGGCGCCGCAACCGACGACTACGGCGGGCGCGTCCGAAGTCAACGTCATTACGTCCATTCAGGTCATGGGCGACGGCAATGTGAACGAGACGAAGGACACCGGCAACAACGATTCCGCCCGGATGCTGGGCGACATGATCTCTAGCCAGACCAAGGCAATCATCGCCCGGGAGCTGCGTCCGGGCGGGCTGATCTACAACTTCGGAAATAGGGGGTAGCAATGGAAACGTTCAATTGGAGCTACCGGAAGAATCCGCGTGGGCAGATCACGCACCGGACGCTGAAAGCGCAATTCGGCGATGGCTATGCGCAAGAGGCCGAAGACGGCATCAATTCGCGCGTGGAGTCATGGCCGCTTGAATTCTTCGGCCGTGAAGACGAGGTTCGACCCATCAAGGAGTTCCTGGACAGGCACAAGGGCTGGAAGCGGTTCTATTGGACGCCGCCGCTGAGCCCGCGTGGAACGTTCAAGACAACAGGCGAGTACCAGGTCGTGCCGCTAGGGGGCGGATGGTTCACGCTGTCCGTCGTGTTCGAGAGTCGGCCGTAACGGAAAGAAGGGACTTGGAGTATGGGAATTATCACTGACATCAGCCGAGTGGTGCCAAGCGCGGCAGGAGACGTCGACGGTGTGGTGCTGTTTACTGGCGGACAGATCATTCAGAACCTGACGGTGTCGTCCGCGCTGCAAGACGTTGCCTTCAGCGTTGGCCTGAAACGTGGCACCGTCGTCTATTCATTGGTCAAGAAGCAGACGTTACGGGGTAACTCTTCCCTGCGCTTGCGGCTTCCACCCTTTCGATTGGACGCCAACGACCAGTTGCTGGCGTTCAGCGACGGTCCAGCGATCTGGACGGCATTGGGCGCGGAACTGAAGATCGCGCGAAGCACCACCCTGCGCATTTACGCGAGCCAAGGTGCGAATTACACAGCCATCATCGGCCCGGGCACGGGTTCGCCGCCCATCAGAGTGGCGGGGATTGTGGGCTGCGTGCAGGGGAGCAGCGATGCGATCGCGACGTTGGCCGTGTGGGACGGGGGAATCGTTCGGGAGATCATCCCGCCGACCGTCGTCCCGGGGTACGGATCCGTGCGCGCCGTCAATCTTCCAACTGTTTCACCCGGATTCTCGATTCGCGCGCGTTCCGATGCGCGAATGGTCTGGTTTTCCTACGGGGAGATTATTTCTTGAACAACACTACCTCGTTCGGGTTCGTGACTGGCCTTCGCGCGGCCGAAGCAGCGGTCATCGACCTTGATTTCAGATCCGGCGACCTTCCTTCTTCCGTCGTCGCCCCCACTCGCCCTGGCAACAGCGCCACATATTGCGATAGAGAGCGTATGCACATCGCTGAGCCGGATACCGCGCGTGTCGGCTTTTGCCACGACACGGGCATGTGGGGGCTGGTGCGCGATTACGCCAGCACGAACCGGGTGGCGTATAGCCAGTATTCTCCAAGCACTTGGGGGGCAAGCACCGCTGGCGCTGAAATCTCCGTGGCAGGCGCCGCCCCGTTCCTGCTGGACTCCGAATCCTTCGCGCTATGCCGGGCTGGCAGTGGGTACGTGTTCCCGGGAAGAGGGACGGTGTCGACCATCTATCCCGTCGACGGCTACAGTGTGGCCTCCATCTTCATACGGCCACTTTCGGCTGCCGCCCGGCCAAGATTGCTATTGCACAACGTGGCGTTCGGCGCGAATCAAACCGTGACCTATAACCCGGTATCGGACGCGGTGGAGGCAGACGCGACGAACGCGGCCGATACCTACATCGGGATGCAGAAGTACCCCAATGGCGTGAGACGAATTTTCGTCGCGGCGAAGGCGGTGGCCTCGACGGCAACGTATCCGCCCCTAATGTGGCCAACAGGAGCCAATGGAGGCGACTTCCTTTTTGGCGGGATGCAATTGGAGTGGTTGGGCTACCCGACCAGTTATATCCCCACGACTGGAACGGTCGTCACCCGCCTGGCCGACCGAGGGCTGGCCGCAGTCATCGACCCGGCCATACTGCACGCGACGCAGGGAACGCTGATTGCGGATGTATTCCATGGCCCATCGTTGGCTGCCGACGCGAACGGATTTGCGGGGTTGGAAAGCGACGACACCGGCACCACGAACACGGAGAACTACTCGCTGCTGGCCTGCAGTCCCGGGACTACAGCCGGCTTGGCCGACAGGCGGATCCGTGCCTACATCCGGAGCGCGGCGACGCCTCAACAGGCGCCGTTGGCTCCGGGGGCCGCTCCTAGCGGTGCCCGCGTCATCCTCGGATCGTCATGGGATTCTACGACGGGCGCGATGGTGTTGGCGGCGAACTATGACGGTTCTGTCAGCTACAGCAGTGCCGTTGCCCCCAAGCTGGACGTGACCAAGTTCAATCGCATGCAGCTAGGCGCGATGTATTCCAGCGCCAATCGAAATATGACGGGATTCATTCATCGTGTGCGGTACTTCCCGAGGGCGATGGCGGTGGCCGAACTGCGTCAGGAGGTGGGACTGTGAACCAGGTAAAAACTCCTCTACACCTGCACGCGGCATCCCGTAGGGAAATTGAAGACGCCTTGGTCCGAGTGGGGGTGCTGATCCAGGACCCTGGTGGTTACGTGGAGGCAAAGGCGCCGTTTGATTATGTTTTCCTGGGGCCGCAGCCCTACGAAACAGGCGACACCGAGCCTTCTGACAGCGGCGAAGATGCACCCGTTCTGGGTTGGTATCCGGGGGTATGGGCTGTGGTGTTCGGGCCGATGTCCGAAGCGCAGCTGGCGTTGTTGCCACTGCCTCCTGCCCAGCCCTTTCCGCCCATGGTCGCGTTGTGACCCCGAACTGCCGATTTAACCCACGCCCGCACGATGCGGGTTTTTTTTTGGATTTGAGAGATGACCCCAGCCTTGATGCAGGTCTTTGTATTCAATCCGCCTGAAATTGCACTAGGGGACGAACGTGATTATTGATGAAACGATTACTGGATTCAGCACAGCCGGCGTTGACTTCACTCTGGCGCCGCCGTCATATCTCCCAGCCAGCATTCTGGCGAGCGCTGCCGCTGCCGATACTGTCATCGAAATAGGCATCTGCACGTCGGCGGACCCGGCCACGTATCGCCGGATCTTGTCGCCGCGCATATTGCAGACAGGGCAGGCCGCGCGCGTTCGATTGCCGCCCATGCGCATGAATGCCGGTGTCGGTGCGCAGTTGGTGGCGAAGTCGGACAAGACTGTGAACTGGCTGGTCGCCAGTCAACGTTTTGGTGCGTCCAGCCGTGTCACTTCGCTTCGCACCGTCAATGTTCGCCCGAACGTTCGGACGGCGATTTACGCGCCGAACGCGGGGCAAAGACGTTGGCGAGTGCCGGGAATTGTCTGCTGCAATCCCACGGCCGCGTCTTCTCTGGTGACGCTGAGCATCAGCCGAGTAGAAGGGACGAGCACCGTCTATCGCGACATTGCGGGTCCCGAACTCGTTCCGCCGTATGGATCGCTGCGGCTCGCCATTCCCCAAGTGGTAGATGCCGACAACGGACCACTCTCCCTTTATGCGACCAGCGAAACCGCCAGCATCTGGCATTCCTACGGAATATTTCTCCCATGACGTCTGCAACTTTCGGGTCCATTTCAGAACTTGCACCCGCCATTTTTCCCGATTTCTCCGTGGACTTCTCGGATGGAAACGGCCCGGCCAACTTGATTGGACCGGATAAGGGAATCACCGGCCAGCGCACCTATTGCGATCAGGGACGCATGTACATCGCCGCCGATGGACAGCCCAGAATCGGCTTTGACCATGACCGGATGCGCTGGGGGTTGCGACGCGACGTCGGGTCCGAAAACCTGGTTTCGCGCTCTCAGTTCGAGATCAACCAGTGGTCGTTCACGGCGGTTGCAACGGAGCGCTGTTCGCACAATGTCGCCGATTTCCTGCTGCCCAGCGAGCGGTGTTCCATGATGGACTACCGCGGCGAGGCTAATAGCTACGTGCGCGCCACGATTGCTGCGTCGATCAATTACGTGGAGGGAAGCTGGTACACCGCGTCGGTCTTTTTCAAGAATCTGGATCAGGCCGGGGTCGATGTTCGCTTAAGGCAAGCCGCCGAACCGTTTGGAGGCTACCAGGACGCCACCTATCTTGCCGCGAGCGACTCGGTGGCGATGAGCTCGGGGAGCAGCGCGAATTCTATCGTGGGTCTGGAAAAATACCCTGACGGATGGCGACGCTTGACCATCACGTCGCTGTGCACTGCGGGCGGCAACCTTCGCGGCCCGTTGCTGTGGCCCGGCGGTACGCGACAAGGGCGGTTTCTCTTTGGCGGGTTCCAACTGGAGAAGCTGGGATTTTCGACGTCCTACATTCCGAAATCCACGGCCACGGCGATAAGAGGGAACGAGCGAGGCGTCTTCGCAGTGCTGCCTGGAGGAGTGTTGGTTGGCGCTAACTCGGGAACGATCTGGACTGACCACTGCATACAGACGCGCCTTCAAGGCAGCGCGGTAGGCATTGCGGGGTTCGACCGGGTGCCTGCTAGTGCACCCTACATGTCCGTAGCAGCGACATTCAGCATCGCCATGCCTGCTCAGCAGGTTGCCCGGCTCTATTTCATTGGCCGGGACGGCGTATCGGGCAATCCCGGGGCGCCCCAGAACTTCTCAGACGACCGCCGGGACACCTTCTGCGCCAGTTGGGACAACGAGGCAAAGTCGTTGGAGCTTTGCCATCTGTATGGCCACACCAGAACGGATCCAGTCGGGATACATCCGACCTTTCCAGGCATGGATCCTGCCATGTCCGCAGACCGCATGTGCCTGGGATCCATGCACAGTGCGACAGGATTCATCGCGACCGGCTGGATCTACGGCGTTCGCCTGTATCGCCGGAAGTTGACCCGAGACCAGATGATGGAGGAAGTCGGACTATGAGCACCATTCATAACCCTCGCGACGGCGTGCTGCTGGTGCGTTGCGCCAGTGACGAAGCGTTACTCCAGGCGGGCCGCCGCAATGGCCTCGTGACAAACCGCCCCATCGATAGCGCCGCCGAGTGGTCGGATGGCGTGCTGGTCTTGTCGGGACGCCCCGGCCTTCGTAGCACGGGGCGCTACCGCGATGCGGGCGAAGAGGGCAGGGAGGAAATCATGGAAACGTCCCCTCATCTGTACGCCATGATCGTCGGGGCTGACCTGCAGGATCTCCGTTATCAGGATTTCGACATCGTCCACGAGGCCGAAGGCTGGGACGTTCCGGGATGGGGTGACGCATGAAAATCTACGGAGACGTACAGCGCCTGGACTTGGGCGAACTGGTGGATCTTTTCGAAATTGACCTTACCCCGTTTGGAGGTGAACACCTGCGCTTCCATGGCTACCTGCAATTGCAGGTGATCAAGTGGCAGGGAAACGAGTATGGCCCCTGGCCGCTGCAGATCGAAGGTATTGAAACGAAGGGCGACGGACCATCCCCGACGCCTACGCTCTCGGTCGGCAATATCGGATCGGACAAGGACGGGAACCCGCTGCCCGGTGTGATCTCTGCCCTTTGCATGCAGTACCGGGATCTGAAGGGCGCACGGGTCACGATGCGCCGCACGCTCGGGAAGTACCTGGATGCAGACAATTTCCCGGAAGGAAATCCAGAGGCCGATCCGGCCCAGGAGTTGCCGCCGCAATCGTGGGAGATCGAGCTCAAGCAATCGGAAAATTCGCAAAGCGTGAGTTTTGAACTTGCCACGGTCATGAACGCGGACGGCGTGCGATTACCCGGCCTGATCGTCCAGACCAGCGTCTGCCAGTGGACGCGAATCGGCGGCTATCGCGGTTCGTACTGCGCATATGCCGGACAGGCGATGTTCGACCGCGACAACCAACCGACCACGGACCCCGCCGCCGACCGTTGCCCCGGTTTGCTCTCATCGTGCCGACTTCGGCTGGAGGCGACCAACGGCGGGTTTGCGGGCGGCAACATGAATTTCCTGGCCTTTCCGGCCGCGGATCGATTGAGGGGATGACGATGAAAAGAACAACGGTTGCCGCCATTCAGCGCCACGCCATGGACCGCTATCCGCAGGAGTGCTGCGGGGTGGTGATCCGTCGCGCAGACACCCTGGCCGAGACATATCTGCCTGCGGAGAACGAACTGGGCCCGGAAGAGGCGTTGAAGGCTTTCGAGATCGGCGGTGCGTTCATGGCAAGCGCCGAAGACCAGGGAACGCTGATGGCCATCATCCACTCCCATCCCGATGGCCCAGACGAAGCGAGCGAAGCAGACCAGGCCGCGTGCAATGTCAGCGGGCTGACCTGGTACATCCAGCCTCTCCATCGTGGCGACGATGGGGAGTTGCGTTGCACCAACCTGATCGGCATCGCCCCGGCATCGCAAGATGCGCCCCTGGTGGGCCGCCAGTTCGCCCATGGAGTCCTGGATTGCTACGAACTGATCCGGGATTGGTTCAGGCGGACGCGCGGCGTAGAACTTGCCCAGCACGAACGCGAAAACGAATGGTGGCGAAAGACGCCTGAAAAAGATCTGTACATCAGCAACCTGGCTGGCGACGGCTGGCGGGTGCTGGGCGACGGGGAGCCGCTGAAGGCCGGCGACATGATCGTCATGCAGGTGGCTTCCGTCGTGCCCAATCACGCAGCGGTCTACCTGGGCGACGAACCCTTGCCCGACTACCAGGAGCCTTACATGCGCCGTGATCGGATCTTGCACCACTTGTACGGGCGCCCCTCGGCCGTCGATGTCTATGGCGGCATGTGGAAGCACTGCACGCGCGTGATCGCGCGGCACCAGAGTCAGGAGTAAGACGTGGAAAACATGAATGAGACCGAAGTCCGTACGATCTTGCTGTACGGCCCGCTGCGCGCCCGGTTCGGCCGCGAATTCCGTCTGGCTGTCAGCAATATGCGCGAGGCCATTCATGCGCTAAGCGCGCTGGTTCCCGGGTTCCGCCAATTCATGGTGCAGGCGGCGGCAAGCAAGCAGGAGTTCGCGTGCCTGCATGGTCAACGCCGTATCGGCGAGGAGCGCCTTGGGGAGTGGCTGGATAGCGAAGAACCCATCCGGATCGCCATGGTGGTCAAAGGGAACAAGCGAGGCGGATTGTTTCAGATCGTGCTGGGTGCTGTGCTTATTGTGGCCGCGACGATAGCGAGTGGGGGCGCTGTTGCCGCGGCCTTCGCCTCTAAAGGATTGATTGGCGCGGCTGCCTGGATGGGCGCATCGATGATGCTCGGCGGAGTGCTTCAGGCTATTTCCCCGCAGCCCCAAGGATTATCCGCCAGCGATAGCCCGGAGAACGGCGCCTCCTACGCGTTCAACGGCCCCGTGAACATGATCGCGCAGGGCAACCCGATTCCGATCGCGTACAGCGATCCCGACGGTTTTGTGTGGATGGGGTCCGCCACCTTGTCGCAGGGCATCTATTCCGAGGATCAAGTCTAATGAATGTTCACCAATCCAATGACCTGGGCGTGGCCGAAACCGATGTCGCGCTTCAGCACTCGGCCCGCGCGGTTCGGGGCTACAAAGGCAAGGGCGGCGGCGGCGGACGTATCGCAAAGGAAGCGCCCGACAGCCTGCATTCCACGCAATACGCGCGCATCCTGGATGCGGTCAACATCGGCCCCATGGGGGAGATCGCCTCCACGCCGGAATGCGTTCTGCGTAATGTGTTCCTGGATGGAACCCCCATCATCGGCGAAGACGGTTCAGAGAACTTTCCGGGAGTGGAAGTCCATGTCCGCTATGGCACGCAGACACAAGATCCGATTCCGGGCTTCCCGGGCGCCGAAAACACCATCGCCGTAGGGACGCAGCTTAAGACGACGAAGAGTTGGACGCAACTGATCACGAACACCGGCATCGACGCAGTGCGCGTCACCTTGTCGACCGACCGCCTGACTGAGCAGAACACGAAGAACGGCGACCTGAACGGATACTTCATCGACTACGTCATTGAGGTCATGAGCGCGGGCAGTTCGTGGGAGCCCGTGGTGACGGCGGCGATGCGCGGCAAGACGACCCAGCGATACACCCGTACCCATCGTATCGACCTGCCGCCCGATACGGGGCCTTGGACCGTGCGAGTGCGTCGGATTTCAGAGGACGCTACGGGCGGCGCTATCCAGTCGAACTTGTTCGTCGATGCCTATACGGAAGTGGTCGATACCAAACTGCGCTATCCCATGGTCGCGATGGTGGGGTACAAGATCCCCGCGTCCTTGTTCAACTCCATTCCTTCCCGGGCGGTGCGCGGCAAGGGCCGCGAGATCCGCGTGCCCAGCAACTATGACGCCCGCACTCGCGTATACGCCGGGGTGTGGGACGGGACGTTCAAGCTGTCTGTTTGCGCCAATCCGGCCTGGGTGCTGCTGGATATCCTGACCAACGACATATTCGGTCTGGGAAAGCGCATTAATGTGGGGATGGTCGACCGTTGGACGCTCTACCAGATCGCGCAGTATTGCGATGAGCTGGTGCCAGACGGCCTGGGCGGCATGGAGCCTCGTTTCCGGTGCATCGGCCAGATCATGAAGCGGGAAGACGCCCACAAGCTGATCCAAGATATCGCCAGCATATTCCACGGGATGACCTATGCGCTGAACGGCACAGTGACCGCGCGCGCCGACATGCCGGGCAACCCGGTCTATACCTACAGCCGCGCAAACATCATCGGCGAGTTCGAGTTCGCGGGGACCGCCCGCAAAACCAACTACAACGTGATGCGCGTCTCGTACACGAATCAGGACGATTTTGGCCGGCAGAAGGTCGAAGTGGCCGAGGACACCGAGAGCATTGCCCGTATCGGCCTGCGCGACGCCGAAACCACCGCGTTCATGTGCTGCAGTCGCAGCCAGGCCAACCGCATGGCGCGGTGGGCGATCATGACGAGCCAGGCGCAGGACCGTCTGGTCAAATTCCGCGTAGGCCTGGACTACGCCCTGGTCAAGCCCGGCGAGGTCATCTACGTTGCCGACAATATCCTGGCCGGTGCGATGATATCGGGACGCTTCCGCAGGGTGATCAGCGCAAGCGTGATGGTGCTTGACCGGACGGCCCGAGTGAAACCGGGCGATACCCTTCTGGCCAACATGCCCGACGGCAGTTGCGAAGAGCGGCGCGTGAATGCGGTGGAAGTGAGCGACGACGAAGTCAGGTTGACGGTAGCCCCGTTCTCCGATGCGCCGCTTGATGAGGGGATCTGGTGTGTTCAGGCCGATGACCTGAAGCCCTTTCAGTTCCGCATACAGGACGTGGCGCTGACGGGCCCGATGGAAGCGCAGATTTCTGCGATCCTGGAGATTCCCGGAAAGCATGCGTCGGTGGACTACGGTACGAAGCTGGACTTTCCCGACAACAGCGTAGTGCCCTCGCTGATGATGGCCGCGCCCACGGATGTGCGCCTGAGCAGTTCGACAAGTGTGGATCAGAGCATTGCCCAGCACGTCATGCGTGTTGAATGGAAAGGCAGCAAGGAGGCCCGAAGCTACAGCGTGCAATGGCGACGCGACAATTCGGATTGGATTTCGCTTCCCGACACGGGGGCGGAATCCATCGAAGTGCCGGGCATCCGTGCCGGTCGCTATCAGGCTCGGGTGCAAGCGCTCAGTGCGCTGGACGTCCGCAGTACCTGGGTGTTATCGGACATGGCGCAATTGTCCGGAAATCTTGAAGCGCCGCCGGCCGTCGCCTATCTGACTGCCTCCAACAATCAGCTCTACGGTATTACGGTCAAATGGGGTTTCCGCGACAGCAGGAGCCCAATCCGTCGCGCGGAGCTGTGGTTCTCGCCAAACAACAGTTTTCAGGACGCCTCGCGCCTGTCTGAAATCTCATATCCGGGGGACTCGTTTTCGATCGCGGGCTTGCCTGCGGGAACGCAGTACTGGTTCTGGATCCGGCTGGTGGACTCTACGGGGGAGGCGGGCGAATTCTATCCTGCGACCAGCGTTGCCGGCGTGTACGGCGTGACGAATACCGATGCTAAGGACTATCTCGACGCTATCAAGGAAGAGGTGTTGTCTTCTGAGCTTGGGCAGCAGATGTTCGAGGACATTGGGAGAATCTCGAGCGGGCTAAGCGGTCTAGGTGAGGTGGTGGGAGAACAAGGGCAGACGTTGACCGATCATGCCCAGCAACTGATCCGGCAAGGGGAAGACCTTCGCCTGGAGGCCGCCGCCCGCGTGGCCGCCAATGCGGTGCTGGCGGAAAACCTGGCAACCGAGGCTCAGTCGCTGCAGCAAGGACTCTTGGCAGAGGAGCGTGCCCGTCAGCAGGCCCTGGCCGCAGAGACGACAGCGCGCCAGACCGGGCTGTTGACCGAAGCGCAAGCTCGGCAAGACGGCATAGCGGCGCTATCGAGCGAGTTGCAGCAAGAAGTGCACGACCGTTTGGCGTCTGTGGACGCCACCGAGCAGTCGATCAATGCGCAAATTGCGACGTTGCATGCGGAGATTGCCGATATTCAAGGAATTCTGCCCTGGGATGCATCCCGGGCCTACGAGCCGGGCAATATCGTGTCTTGGGACGGACGCCTGTACAGCGCCAATTTGGCCAACACCGGGGTGGAGCCCAGTGACGAAGCAACCTGGGAAAAGATCGGCGACTACTCCAGCTTGGCTGCTGTAGTCGGAGACTTGGGGGCGCGCGTTTCCACCGCGGAAGTCGTGCAGGCGGGGCAAGCCACGAAGTTGAGCAGCCTGGAGACCGCGCAAGGTAAGCAGGGCAGCAAAGTCACCGGCCTGGAACGGACCTCCGTTGAGCAGGGACAGCGCCTGTCCTCGGTGGAAACCCAGGCCACGGATAGCGCCAGCAAAATCCAGACGCTGGATACCACGACCGCAAACCTCGCCCGCCGTGCGACCACGTTGGAAACGCAGTCGGCCGCGAGCGCGGGCAAGATATCTCTGCTAGAGGAATCCTCGGCGGACCACGCCTTGCGCATGGGCGAACTGCGCGCGACGGCTGCAGACCAGGACGGCGCCATTACCAACCTGGAGCGCGTGTCGGCATCCAGCGCCAGCAGCATGCGACGGCTGGCGGTGCGCCAGGGCGATCTGCAATCGTCCATTGAACAGGTCGATGCCGTTGCGGCGGGGCTGGCTCAACGGGCTACTACGCTGGAAACGAACCAGGGGCTGCATGGCAGCAAAATCGGAGTGCTGGAATCCGCCACCAGTGAATTGGCGAATCGTACGACGACCCTGGAAACGACGCAGGGGCAGCAGGCCAGTAAGATCACCAGCGTTGAGCAGACGCAGGGCAATCAAGCCCAGCGTCTCGCATCCATGGAGACCACTCAGGGACAGCAGTCGGGCAAGATTTCTTCGCTGGAGGAAACGACGGCGGACTATGCGCTGCGCATGGGAGAGTTGCGGGCAACCGCGGCCGATCAGGACGGTGCGATCACCAACCTGGAACGCGTATCCGCGACCAGCGCCAGCAGCCTGCGTCGGATGGACGTGCGTCAGGGCGATCTGCAGTCGTCTATTGAGCGTATCGAGGTGGTGAGTGCTGGGCTGGCTCAGCGCGCCGACACGCTGGAGACCGTCCAAGGTCAGCATGGAAGCAAAGTCGGTGTGCTGGAACAGACGACGCTGGATCAGGGAAAACGTCTAGGTACGGTGGAAACCACGCAGGGGCAGCAGACCAGCAAGATCACCAGCATCGAGCAAACGCAAGGAGGGCATGCCCAGCGGCTGTCGACGGTGGAGACCACGCAGGGCCAGCAAGGCGGAAAGATCTCGACCTTGGAGCAGACCTCAAACAGCCTCGCTCAACGTACGGGTACGCTGGAGACTAATTCCCAGGCATTGAGCGCCCAGGTGCGGACGCTTGAAGAGGCCAGCGAGGATACCGCCCTTCGCTTGATGGAGGTCAGGGCGACGGCAGCGGATACGGACTCTGCGGTCAGCGAGCTGGTCCAAGCCACCAAAGAGAACGCCAGAACGTCGCTGCGCATCAGCGCGCGGACTGACCAGAACAGCGCCGGCATCATCGAAGAGCGAGAGGCGCGCGCCACCGAGAACTCCGCTTTGGCAAGCCGTTTGGTGATGCTGGAGGCCCAGACGACGGAAACGTTCGATGCGGAAAGGTCCTGGAGCTTCGACGCGGGGCAAGAGGGTTGGACGGCTTTCAATGCACCGAACGCGGCAGTGTCGTGGATTGCTCAATCGCCATACTACCTTCGTGCCGAACCTCTCGTGGGCACGGCGATCGGCCGTCTTGACCGCATCCTGGCTCCGGCTGAACGATACAACCCGAAGGTTAATCCCGTGGTCCGCGTCAGGGTTCGATTCCCGAACGGTTGCCCCAGCGGGATGTTCCAGATCTATGTCGCGGTCAATGGCAGTACTAGCACCGGCACGAATGCCCAGCTGCGCATGGTTAGCAAGACGCTTACTGGATGGCAGACGGTGGATTTCGACCTGATGGCAATCAACGACATCGTTTCGGGTGCCACCGATATCAGCCGCATCATCCTGGGCGATACCCGCACGGCGTCCAACGGCGTATTCGAGGTGGATTTCGTGGGGGTGGGAAGGTATGGCGCGCCGGTCAGCCGTGCGGTGTTTCAACAGAAGACAGATGTTCTTGCTGCCGAGAATGAGGTCCGTGCGAAAGATATCCAACGGATGGAAACGGCGCTTGGAAAAACCACGACTGGTGCCTACACCACCGTCGAAACCGTGCACAAACTCGATGGGGCGGTGTCGACGAATTGGACAGTGCGCGTCCAACAGAACAGCAACGGGCAGAAGTACCTGGCCGGCATTGGAGTGGGGATCGAAAGCGCGGGCGGAAGCAGTCCTGTGCAGTCCACGATCGCCATGGTGGCCGACCGGTTTGTGCTGATGTCACAGGTGGGAGCGGTGCCTGAAGCGGTGTTCTCGGTGGACAATGGTCAAGCTTTTCTGCGTTCGGCATTTATTCAGGACGGCACCATTACGGCCGCCAAAATTCAGGATGCCGCGATCACCAACGCGAAGATAGCCAATGGGTCCGTCGACAACGCGAAGATAGTGAATGCAGCGATCGACAATGCGAAGATCCTGAATGGCGCGATTTCCACAGCTAAGATCGGCGAGGCACAGATTGATACGCTTCGCTTGGCCTCCGGTGCCGTGGTGACCGGCCAGATTATGCCGTTCAACATCACCTACGGACGAACGAGCGGTACGGATTACGTGTCTATTGGCGTGCATCTTCCCTTCGGCGGTACACCGATGATTTTCTGGGATGCGACGACCGGTGAGTGGGATTCGGAATATCCCCGAAACACCACAAATATCTTGGTTCGGACGAGTCACTACGGAGTCATCTATAACGAATTGCCCAATGCGGGCGTTCGATTGCCGAATCTTCATTATTGGCGGCACCAGGGCTTCTATATCGGTACGTCGCTGCCTGCCAATTCCACGTTTGTCGTGGATTTCGTTGGGGCCCGTCCTGGTGACCGGACTGTTAACTGGGCTGGCCGTGCAGCCGTCCTTGTTTTCCAGAGGTAAGCATGAACGATAAAAACGAGTTGTACCCTGCGGGGGGCTCCCAAGGCTCATCAACTTCAGAGAGGGAAATGTTCTTCTTTTTTCGTCCGGAGTCAGGTGTGGTGACCTCCTCCACGCAATGTCATGAGCGCGATGCCCAGGTGATCGCAGAGCACTCCGGTTCAGGCTATGCGCGAGGCCAGGCGCGGCCCGGGCTGGATTTCTTTGAGTCAGGTGAAGTCAAAGCTAGGGTTAAGCTGCCAATCGTGGTTGATGGGCTAACCCTTCGCAATGTCCCCTTTCCATCGGTCCTGACCGTTGGGGGATTCGATCATGACGTGAACGAAGGCGTGGTGGAGCTAGATCTTGGCACTGGGAAAACGACCATAGCCATGCTTTTTGAACCCTATCTCAACTGGGAGGTTGTCCTTGAAAATCAAACACCGTAATTGCTATAGGGCGAGTCGTTCCGTCGAATACCCGCCTATTCCCGAGCAATTGGATGCGCTCTTGAAACTTGCGCTTCATCTGAGTGGTCAGCGAGATGACCTGCCGACCGGGGTGCAGGAATGGATCGCCAAATGCCAAGAGATAAAGCGCAAATATCCCAAACCCGATCCAGACAACCAGCCCGCCTAGCGCGGGCTTTTTTACGCCCAAATAGGAGGGCGATCATGAACGAATCACTAAGCACGGCCAGCGCGTCTGGCCTGGTCTTGGGCGCGGGCTTGCTAAGCGTCCTTTTCGACCGCGACCCAAGCGTCGTGATATGCGCTTTTTTTGGCGCCGTGGTGTTTGTGCTGTCAGCGAAGGAATCCACCCGCCTTGAACGGATCCTGTACCTCGTCGTGTCGTTCTGCGTCGGGGTGATCGGCGCCGACTTCGGCACGCGGGTGCTGGCTGACCTGCTGCCGGGCAGCTATTCCGTCCCGACCAGCATTTCAGCGCTGGTGATCAGCACTGTCGCCGTCCGGCTTTTGCAGTTCGGCATCCGCCGCGTCACCAACCCGGAATTCCCAAGGATCGGAGGGCCGAATCCATGACCGTGGGGTTCATCGTATTCATCTTGAACGGCACGGCATGCGCGATCACGTGCCTCAGTATTCTGATGTACCGACGTGAGGGAGCCCGTTTTCGCCTGGGCGCCAGCGCTGTGGCCTATGCGCTTGTGCTGGCCACCGGCGCGGTAACAATCCGCACGCTGTACGGGACCTACGGCGGTCCCGTTGACCCGTCCGAATTGCTCATCAATGGGGTGCTTTGCGTATCGATGTTGGCGAGCCGGGGGAACGTGACGGTGCTGATATCTCCACGAAGGATGTTCGGGAGGGCGAGATTTTGGACCTGACTCTCTTGCTTCGAGGAACGATCGTTCCTGCGCTGGACTTGCTGCCTGCCAAGATGGATACGCCCGCCGCGCGCATCTTGCTGCTGGCGATTGGCCTGCAGGAAAGCCGATTCCAGCATCGTCGTCAGATCGGCGGGCCCGCGCGGGGATTGTGGCAATTCGAGCGCGGCGGAGGCGTTCGCGGCGTGCTGACCCATCCGGCAAGCCGTGATCATGCCTATCGGATTTGCTACGCCCGCAGTGTCGCGCCTGTTGCCGCCACGGTGCATGCCGCGATTGAGTTCGACGACGAGCTGGCGGCCGTATTCGCCAGGCTGCTGATGTGGACCGATGCGTGGCGTCTGCCGGATGCGGGCGATGTGCAGGGCGGGTGGGATTTTTATATTCGCACCTGGCGTCCGGGAAAGCCGCATCCCGGGACCTGGCCGGCGCTTTACGCGCATGCCGATGCCGTCGTGGGAGGTCTCGATGTGGCCGCCGCTTAAACGTGTCCAGGGCTGGTTGATGGTGCTGGCGCTCGCCCTGACAACGTTGGCCGGCGTGTTCTACAGGGGCCGCGCAAATGGAAAGGCGGTGGAACGTCAGGAGCGCGACGCGCAGCTCCGCAGGCAGGCCTCGGCGGCCAGAAAGGAGGTTCGCGATGTGCAAAGAGAGACGGCGCACCTGGATGATGGTGCTATTGCCGATGAGCTTAAGCGTGAGTGGGTGCGTGGCGCCGGCGGCAAGGGTGGGCGTTGAGTTCTGCGAACATGCCAGGCCGGTGCATTTTGATACTCCAGGGCAAGTGGACGCGACGCCGGCGCCCGTGCGCCGTCAAGTGTTGGAGATCAACGAAACCTGGCGGCGGCTATGCCGATGAGCAGGCGTCTTGCCGCCTAAGCCCGCCGCAATGATCTTGTCTTAGCGCGCAACCAGGCGCTGATCCACGCCGTTGCGCAGATCGTAGGGGGACCAAAGAATGCGGCCGACGATACGGATCTCGCGTCCGTCTTGCTCATGCAGCGGGAAGTCCGCGTGAGCGGGATTCAAAGAGCGCGCGAGCCACGTGCCGTCACGGTGGCGGACTACGCACTTCACGATCATCTTGCCGCCATGGTTGATGGCGTAGATGGTCCGGGGATGGATCTGGTTCAGGTCGGTGATCGCGTCCTCGTAAAAGAGCATCGGGCCGCAGTGGCGGATGACGGGCTCCATGCTGTCGCCATCGGCGTACACGATCCGCATGCGGTCGACAGGCAAACCGAAGGACTGCAGAAATGATCGGCGCAACAACAGTTCGCCGATTTCGGTCTCGTGATAGTTTTCGATGCCGAGTCTGCCCGCCGCCAAGCGCACATCCAGTTCGGGAATCGGCGTGAACTCTTGGTCGTTGGCCGAGTAGCCCGCGTTCGGGACATGGCCGACGTCGACATCGGTGCTGATGCGCAATGCGTGCAGCGGCGACGGTTCGAAGGTCGTCTTGCCGCCGGCCTCCCAAGGCATGGGTTCGCGCAATCGCATCGGGAACGGATCTTCTACACCGTCGATGTCCATGACGCCACCGCGCTGCGCCGACGTGTAGACCGGGTCGGCCACGGCGTATGTCGCGCGCACGCCCATTTGCCCAAGCGCAAGCAGCAAGGCGCCTTCCAGGCGCTTGATCTGATCGCCGGGTAAGGAACGCAACAAGGACTCCGGCACTGACGGAAAGGGCCATTCGGCGCCTGGCTTGGCTCGCGCGGCAGAAGGCGGAAATTCTTGTGGGGTGGGAGGGTGGTCCTGTCCGGTTTCCAGATAAGCCAGCGAAACGCCCAAGGCCTCCGCAAGCAGCCGCCCATGACGCGTATTGCCGCCACCTTCGATCTTCTTGATGGCGACCTGAGAGATCCCAACCCGTTTGGCGAGTTCGGTCTGCGAAAGCTTCAGGCGCTCTCGGCGATCTTTGACTCGGGAGGCGAAAGTGGCGGGGTTCATGGGCGCATCCTATAACCACGGTTGTATGTGGTCAAAGAACCTAAGTTATTGACTAATCTATAACTAGGGTTATAAACTGAGTTATGGACACGCGCAACCCAGCTCGCGTCCCAAGAAGTAACCATCCACATTGCCGGCTTGCTGCACCTTCGGACGAAAAGATGAATAAGGGACTGGAGACGACCGCCTTGGCTGCCCGTGCGGCGCGCCAAGTGGGACATACGCAAATCGCCAACGAGCTGCTGGAAGCGATTACCCGGCATCCTTTCAAGCAGACCGCGCTGCGCGTGCTGCTGGCGCTAGTTCGCAAGACGGTCGGCTTCAACAAGCAAGAGGATGACCTGTCCGCGTCGCAATTGGGGGCGTTGCTGGGAACCATGAGACGGCAGCACATCACCTCGGTACTGAACGAGCTCGCGGCGATGCGCGTCATACACAAGCGGCCAGGGCGCTACGGCTCGGTCGTAGGAATCAATAAAGACTATTCGCAATGGCTGGCGCGTCCGGATTGCGGGCGGGCAAATGAAGACCGGTCGATGGGGGCCCCGAGATCAGCCGAAGCGGGCGGGGTTGCCCTGCAGGACGCCGAACTTGCCTTGTGGCCATCAGACCATAGCGGCCTGGCGTCCGCCGTCAGTACGCTGCCGTTGATGGATGGATCGGAGCATGCCGCGCGGGTAGATCAAGTTGCGCAATGGAGCGCCGCTTTTCCTGACGTCGATGTGGCGGCCGAGTTGCGGCGGATGCGGGTCTGGCTGGATGCCAACAAGGCTTTGCGCAAGACGAGTCGAGGAATCGACCGGTTCATTGTCAGCTGGCTGGGGCGCGCGCAACGCGACACGGCCAAGCCCCAGTACGTTCGCCCCAACCGGGAAGGGAATCCGCAAAGAGGACAGATTCATGGAAATTTCAATGAGCAAGACTACCGTGCCGGGATTTCGGAAGATGGCCGGTTTTAGTCTCGAAACTCACGTGCGGCAGTGCAGCGTCCACGGTGAGTATCAGGCGCTGCAAACCCCGGTGGGGCTGTCTGAGTGTCCGCAATGCAACGCCCGCCGCCAGCAGGCCGCGCTGTTGCGGCAAGAGGCCCAGGCCTTCGAGCTTGCCCAACTGCGGCGTGCGGCGATTCCCGAACGGTTCTCGGATCGCCATATCGACACGTTCCATGCCACGAACCCGCGCGCTCAGGCTGCGCAAGACCTGGTGCGCACCTACGCCAGCGAATTTGCCGATGTCCGCAGGACTGGCCGCGGCATCATTTTGTGCGGCGGTGTCGGCACGGGCAAGACGCATTTGGCCGTTGGGGTGATCCGCCACGTGACGGCGGCGGGATTCACCGCGTTGTACGCGGTGCTGTTGGATTCCTTCCGCTCGATCAAAGACACGTATCGCAAGGATTCTTCGGTGACGGAGACTGCCGCCATGGCTCGCCTGACCGCGCCAGACCTGCTGGTGTTGGACGAGATAGGCGTCCAGCACGGCACTGACACCGAACGCATGCTGATGTTCAGCATTCTCAACGAGCGATACAACCAGATGAAGCCCACGATCTTGATCAGCAATCTGGCTCGGGAGCCGTTGGAGAAATACCTGGGCGAACGCGCATTCGACCGCATGCGGGAGGGCGGCGGCCGCATGGTCGTCTTCGATTGGGAAAGCTACCGGGGGACTCAGGCGTGAATGGCACCTTGTCTTACTTCAATGTGATAGCCGATGCGGAGTTTGGCCGCGAGACAGACACTCTTTTGGGGAATAGAACGATGTCAGCATCAAGCACGATTCATCCGCAGGCCGAGCCTCGCACGCCGTTGGAACCGGAGCCGCTATTCAGTTCGGCACACGCCGCGCTGATGTTCGCGTACAACCATCACAACCAGATCTATGACCGGCCGCTACTGGCGCGCCTCGCGCAGCGGACGTCGCCGGGAAAAAGCAAGGGGCTGGGGGGCGTGGACGGCGCTGCGCAGGCGGGCATTATCCTGGCTGCGGTGCAGAAACTTCCCCGGCTGTATCAGGCAATCGTTGTAGCGCGCTTTTCCCCGCGCACCGATCAGTGCAAGTGCTGCCACGGGGCGGTAGACCGGCAAGAATGGATGGCTGCCATTCGCGAAATTTCCGATGCGGCTGCCAGCGATGCGCTGTCGGCGCACCCCACAGCACGGATACTGCGTGACGCCATCGTCGCCCGCTATTTCGGTAAGGACTTGCTGTTGGCCGACGCCGCGAATCGCGCGGGCGTCAGTGTGTCGACCGCGACGAACCATAACGGCAAAATCAAGTTGTGGCTCCACGGCACGCGAACGACCAAGGAGAAAGATGGCGGCCGGGGGCCGGGCAGCAAGGGGGTGGAGGCGCTGGCCATGGAGTACATCTCGGACGTTCTGACCGCCAAAGGCTTATGCCCGTGA